AGATGCACGACATGTACGAGGCGTACTACCGCGTGTACTCTGCTTTGAACGTGCGGGACATCGACGGCATCTTGTTGCCGCAAAACACCCAGATGCCCAAGGACCCGGCCAGTGAAAACAGCGACGTGCTCAACAACATGCGCTTGAAAGCCTTTGCTGGCCAGCAACATGACGCGCACATCGCCGGTCACCTGATGATGGGCCTGTCTCCTATCCTCCAGGCCAACCCCATGGCGGCAACGGCACTGCAAAAGCACATCTTGGACCACGTGAGACTTAAAGCGGAGGAAGCAGTGGAGGCAGAACTGTTCCAAAACTACGGCACGGACCCAGACGGCATCGTCTCTCCTATCCAAAAGGAGGGCATGGTGGCGTTGAAGATTGCTTTGTTCATGCAAGAGGTTCGGGACATGCAAAACCAGTTGTCTGGAGAGCAGGGCGACCCACTTGTCGAGCTCAAGAAGCAGGAATTGCAACAACGTGCGGACAACGACAACAAGAAACTTGCGTTGGATCAACAGAAGCTTGCACTCGACCAACAAAAGATTGCGCAGAATGCTCAGGCACAGCAAAATCGTGTAAAGTCACAAGAGAACATTGCGCAACTGCGGGCCGGCGTGGCCCGCGAGCGCATGAACGCCACACAAAACACACCACCCGCTCAAGGAGGCCGAAATGCCGCTTAAAAAAGGCTCAAGTCGTAAAACAGTAAGCTCCAATATCGGCGAGATGGTGGGCGCATACAAGAAAAAAGGAAAGATTGGAACCAGCAAGCCGAAGAACAAGTCCGCAGCGGTAAAACAGGCCGTCGCGATTGCTCTCTCCACTGCTGGTAAATCCAACAGGCCTAGCAAGCCGAAGGAGGCCAAGAAGGGTGGCGCTTTCATGGTCGTAAAGAAGAAAGACGGCAACCGTCCGGTTGAGATATACTGAGACGTAAGCACTTGCCACCGGGTGGGGCCTTGTACCACCTGCTTTTCATGGAAATACCATGCTCGAATTTGCAGAATCTGTTGTCAAAGAATTAAGAAAGCTCCGAGAAGACTCGGAGGCTATCATTTTGAACGGTACCATCAACGATATGGAGCGTTATCGCTTCATGATGGGTCGCCTCGAAGGATTGAAATTTGCCGAAGAAGTTGTTCGTGATCTTTTATCGCGAAGGACTACCGATGATTTTTAACCACAGAGGAGATGCCCATGGAAGTTGAAGAGAACCTGACTGCTTTAGAGCGCAAGTGGCGCGAAGAGGCAGACGCAAAAGGCCCTTGCCTTGAAGACGCGTACACGGAAGACGGGTTTAACCCCGAGAAGCTTGAACAAGCTGTCCGAGACCGCATCCCTACCCCCACAGGCTGGCGCATTGCCATCTTGCCTTATCGTGGCGCGGAAAAGACCAAAGGCGGCATCGTCTTGTCTGAAGAAACCCAGAAGAAATCCCAACTTGCAACCAACTGCGGCTACGTCTTGAAGACGGGAGCCTTGGCCTATGCGGATCAGTCAAAGTTCCCCGATGGAGCCTGGTGCAAGGAAGGTGACTGGATTATTTTCGGTCGATACGCAGGCTCTCGCATCCAAATTGATGGTGGAGAAATCCGAATTCTCAACGACGACGAAATCATTGGGGTTGTAAACAGCCCTGAAGATATTCTGCACATGTAAGGAGCTATCATGAATGAGCAACAAGAGTTGGAATTTAAGTTGGGTGAAGGCGAAGAGCCTGTAGACATTGACATGGGCGAAGATGGCCAGTCACCCAAAGTACAGGAGCAGGATCAGGCCCCCAATGTTGAAACAAACAACGGCGACGCTGACAAGCCTGACAGTGAGCTCAACCAGTACAGCGAGAGCGTTAAAAAGCGCATCGACAAGCTGACCGCTCGCCTGCGCGAGACACAACGCCGGGAAGAGGCTGCTATTGCGTACGCCAAGGGCGTGCAAGCGCAAGCGCAGCAGATGCAACAACGGATGTTCCACACGGACGAGGAACGTTTGCACGAAGCCAAGGGCCGCATTGAGACCCAGGTTGTGGCTTTGAAGCAAATCATTCGCAAAGCGCGCGAAGAGGGCGACATCGACACTGAGACCGAAGCCAATCAGCGCATGACCGACTTGATTTACGAGCAGCGCCAGGTGGCCGAAGAGAATCAGCGCCGCGAAGTTTACGTAAAGCAGCAACAGAATCAACCTGTCCAGCAAGCGCAGCCCCAGTATCAGCAACAGCAGCCTCAATACCAGCAACCCGCTCAGATAGACCCGAAGCTGGAAGACTGGATGGAGAAGAACTCATGGTATGGCCAGGACACGGTCATGACCAATACCGCCTGGGGCATCCACAAGCAACTCGTTATCAACGAGGGATTTGACGGATCGTCAGATGAGTATTATGATGAGCTCGATAAACGCATGAGAAGTACTTATCCACGGAAATTTTCTCCTCAAGCGCAAAACAACAGTACCACCAGAAACGTGCAATCGGTGGCTCCTGCAACCCGTTCATCGGGAGTGAATAGTTCAGCACGCCGCACTGTGAGGCTCTCACCGAGTCAAGTTGCGATGGCCAAAAAATTGGGCGTTCCTCTTGAGGAATACGCCAAGTACGTTAAGGAGTAAGAGATGACAGACAACCTTGTACCCACTTTAAATCGTGAAGCGCGTAGCGCTACAACTCGCGAAAGCGAAACACGCCGCAAGCCCTGGGCTCCTCCTTCTCGACTAGATGCCCCACCTCCTCTGGAGGGAACACGGCACAGATGGATTCGTGCAGAAATTGCAGGTCAGGAAGACCGTACAAACGTAGCAGGCAAAATCCGCGAGGGTTATGAACTGGTTCGTGCGGATGAGTATCCTGACTTCCCTGTCCCATCTGTTGAAGACGGCCGACATGCTGGTGTTATCAGCGTGGGAGGTCTTCTCTTAGCACGTATTCCCGAAGAGAACGTTCAGGAGCGTAATGCGTATTACCACCAGCGTGCGAACGATCAAATGCAGGCGGCTGATAATGAGTTGATGAAGAGCAATGCTCACGGTTCAATGAAGATTCAACGCCCCACACGGCAATCTCGAGTCAGCTTCGGCGGCCCGAAGGCTGCCGAATAATCTTTTTCTTAAAGGAATCATCAAATGGCAAACATCGATAAAGCCTTTGGTTTTCGTCCGATCGGTAACCTTTCTGCTACTGGTGCCCAGAAGCAGTATGGCTACGAGATCGAGGACAACCAAGCTGGCGCAATTTTTCAAGGTGACCTAGTCACCATCGTAGGAGGCTATGTTGTTAAATTTCTTCCGGCCACGCATGCTGCGGCCTTGGGCGTTTTTAACGGCTGTAGTTACATTGATCCCACCACCGGCAAGCCCACGTTTAAGAACTTCTACCCAGGCTCTGTCAACATCACTTCTGGCAAGATCATTGCCGATGTGATTGACGATCCTAGTCAGTTGTTTCTTATCCAGGCAGACGAGGACATTGTGCAAGCTGACATTGGCAAAAACGCCGATGTCGTTGGCACAGGCGGTAGCACCACAACAGGTGTTTCCACAATGGAACTCGACTCTTCTACCATCGCAGATACAGCAGCGCTGAATCTGAAGATTGTGGGCCTGTACAACGTCCCCGGCAATGAGTTGGGCAACTTTGCAGTTATCGTTGTGAAAATCAACGAGCATCTGTATGGTAGCTCTGGCGTCAAGGCTGTGACCTAATTTAAAGGAACTAAAAAATGGCTATTTCACGCGCACAACTCGTTAAGGAACTTGAGCCAGGCTTAAACGCCTTGTTCGGCCTCGAGTATAAAAACTACGAAAACCAACACACCCAAATCTATTCAATCGAAACTTCAGACCGCGCGTTTGAAGAAGAGGTGATGGAATCGGGTTTTGGTGAAGCCCCTGTGAAAACTGAAGGCTCTGGCGTCGCGTACGACCAGGCGCAAGAGGTCTACACGGCTCGTTACACACACGAGACCATTGCTTTGGCCTTCTCCTTGACTGAAGAAGCCGTAGAGGACAACCTCTATGACCGCCTTGGTGCTCGCTATACACGTGCTTTGGCACGCTCTATGGCGCAAACCAAGCAGATCAAAGCTGCTGCCATCCTGAACGGCGCTTTCACTACCTCTATCGGTGGCGACGGTGTTGCTCTGTGCGCAACCAATCACCCTACTTTGAGTGGCCCTAACTTGTCCAACACACTGGCAACAGCTGCGGACTTGTCTGAGACCTCCTTGGAGCAGTCATTGATTGACATCTCTGCGTTTACCGATGAGCGTGGCTTGAAGATCGCTGTCCAAGGCTTGAAGTTGATTATTCCTAAGGAACTGCAATTTACCGCAGATCGCATTTTGAAATCAACTTTGCGTGTTGGTACTGCTGACAACGACATCAACGCCATTCGCAACATGGGCATGGTGCCTCAAGGCTACACAGTCAACAACTTCCTTACCGATCCAGATGCGTACTTCATCAAGACTGACGCACCTAACGGCATGAAGATGTTCACACGTGTGTCCCTGAAGACCGGCTTTGAAGGCGACTTCGACACAGGCAACGTCCGTTACAAGGCACGTGAACGCTACAGCTTCGGCTTCAGCGATCCACGCGGCATGTTCGGTTCGCCTGGCGCGGCCTAATGGTCGGGTAAACGGAAAAAGGGGCCTTGTGCCCCTTTTTCTTTTGGTGTATATTGGGCACATTCCGG